GCCCTCTGTGACGTTCTGCATCGTCGCTTTCAGCACGACAGACATTCGACGGTACACGGCCATGTCACAGACACGCGCTTTGTCAGCCGTGTCGCACATGTCAGTCCCGACGATGCCAGCTTTCAGCATGATAATGTCGATGTCTGCATCAGCGACATTCAGTCCGTTCAGCGTTTGCGTCAGATATTCTTTGTTCGTCATTGTTTCCTTGATTGAGAGTTAGTCGGGGAGTTGTTACGCTCCCCGACGTTGATAGAGTACGTTAGTTGATGTTCCAAGAGGTATTGTTGACCTGCATCAGCATCGAGCGACCTGCGAGATTCCAAGCAGGGAACAGGTTTGCGATGCCCTCGGTGACTTCCTTGACGGGAGATTCCTCGGAATACTTCTTGATGAGAGTGTGACCGTGCATGACCTTTTCGGCGACGCTGCCAGCCATCTTCTTCGCGTCGATGGGCGTTTTCCAGAACGTGTTGCCAAGAACTTCGCTCTCGGAGAACAGAATGACGTTCTGCGTGAAGGGGTTGCCGCTCGATTCGGACGGACGCGAGCCGTCTGCCAGCTCGATGGTGATGTCCTGGTCGATGAGAACGAACTTCAAGCCCTTGAAAAGCTCCGGCTTGCGGTTCATGTAGTCGTTGACGTTGGCGACGGTCGGAGTGTCGTTGACGTTAATGACGTTGGCGAGGACGCTGGCGCAACGCTTGATAGTCTCTTCCTGTGCGGCGAGAAGCTCAAAGGTTTCGGGCGTACAGAAAGCGACCTTGTAGTTTGCGCCCCAAGTGGCTTTACCATACTTCAGCACATTCGGAATGTCCTTGCTGAAGGGCTTGCCGGAAGTGCCGGAAGCGTAGCTGGTATTAACGCCAACTTTCTGATTGGAGCCCATCTGATAGTCAACGTCCTGTTTGGTGACGACGGCGGCGTTGTTGGAGGTGGTGAAAGACACCTTGCCGCAAGAGATTTGCTTCAGAGCAATCCACTCGGTACGGCTGGCGATACCAGTCCACACAAACTGCGTGTCGTTAGCCCAGAACTCGACGAGATTCTGAAGGTCGGCATCAGTCGAAGCCATAGCGACGGCGATGTCATATTCAGTCAGCTCGTCTTCGAGCATTTCGCGAGACACGGCAATCTTGGGGATATTGCCCTCGATGCGGCTGATAGCCTCGCGCGTCTTACGCGGAATAGTCGAGCCGCGAGACACAACGTCGGCGGCGATGTGCAGACCTGCGATAGCTTCAAGCATCTTCCAAGTCAGCTTGTTGGTCTGCTTCAGAGGGAACAGACGAGGATAGTAGAAGTCGTTCAGATTGTAGTTCCGCACGACAGCTGCCATATCTTTCTCGTTCAGTCCACGCATTAAACTTTTCTGCATGTCTTTGTTGTGTTTTTAATGGTTAGACATAGACGACCGTCTTCAGAGCGGTCTTGATTGCGGAGGTCACCGCAGGGGCATTCGCTTCCTTGACGACAGCGATGCACCAAGCGTCAACAAAGAGATTCTTTCCGGCTTCAACATCGTAGTTGCTGCCAGCGATAACCGTCGGAGTGACGGCGAGAGTGGCTGCACCGCTGTTGGCTTCAATCAGCACGTTGCCAGCCGTGAGAGCTGCGCCGAGCGTAGTTCCGACGGTGATAACGTCGTAAGCCGCATTGGTTTTGTCGATGCTGGAGATAGTCTGTGCGTTGGCAGTTCCGTTGCTGATTTTGTCACCAGCAATGAAATGATGTCCTTTCGCGACCTTGATGGTGGTAGCGGTGTTGCTGGCGTTTTCAGCCACCACAGCGGTCTTCGTGACCTTGTAGAGACCATTGGAGCCAAGACCGAGGGGAGTACCCTCTTTCAGAGCGTCACCGCCGAGATTGGAGGTGTCGATGCTGACACCGCCAGGAATGTCAGCGACGCGGTGAAGAATACACTTCACAACGCGGCTGTCCTTTTCCCTTTTAATTTCGAGCATTCCCATTGTTGCTTTTCTTTAATGTTAGACTTCGTGTTAGAGTTTCTTGCCGTCGAACTGACCGCCGTCGCTCTTTTCCTGCGACTTGATGTAGCCAGCTACGGCAGACGATACGCCCTCTTCGTTCTTTTGCGAGAACATCGGCGCACCGTTGGAACGGAGTTCGGCATCTGCCTTACTCTGATTTGCAGCTGCGATGTCGCTCTCTGTTTCGGTGAGGTAGCTATTGAAGTCCTCATCGTCCTTGAACGACATGCGGTTGAACGCTTTGAGCGTTTGAGCCTTGAAATTCTCATCCTTGCAGGCTGCGAGCTTTTCGTTCAGCGCGTTCAAACGGAGCGTTGCCACGTTGTTAGCGCGGAAAGAAGAAATCTCATCTTGGAGCGGTTTCACGGCTTTTGCTACAGCTGCTTCCAGCATAGCGGAAAAGTCTTTAGACTTCGATGGGTCGTCTTTGTCATCGTCGTTTTCGTCGTCTACGGGCTTCTCGACTTTCGGCGTTTTGACAGGATTCTTCTTCTTGAAGTCTTCCACACGCGAGCTGGCTTCGCTCTGCATAGCTTTCGCGACTGCCAAAATCTCATTTGCGACCTTGTCAATTTCCGTTGCATCGGTGCAGTCGTCGGCGACGCGACCGCCAATAGCATTGATTACCGCGTCAAGATTACCGTCACTGATACCGCAGTTCTTGCACAAGGATTTTGCCTTTTCTTTGAGTGCTTTGTTCATTGTTTAATTGTTTTTGAAATTCGGTTGCAAAGATAGTGTATTATTATGAAACACGGTTTGAAAATCTATCGAAATGAAAGAAAAGATATTAACATAGTAAAATTTACCGCGTTTTTTTTACTATTTTTGCACCTCGGAACATAAATATATCATCTATGGAAAACAATGAAAGAGTGTCAAAAATGGCTGCGCGATACGACTTGCAGCCGGAATTTTGTCAAAAGCTGTTCGACAAATGCACGGACAAAAGCTATTTCGAGAGAGCAATCAGAATGTTCGTTGACGGTCGTCTGAAATACAGCGACGCAACATCTGAAGATATGCTCGACATTGCAGCCATCCGACAGGAAGTCGCACAAAACTTCCGCAAACTGCATAAAGAGCGCGTCGAAGCTATCAGACGACGCAATGAGATTGCCAACTATTATGCGAGCTGCGACCGTTACGCGATGCGAGTGAAGCAACGCACAGGATTCGGGAACATGGAGCTTGTCTTCGTCGATGATGGCCGTCTCGTCGGATTCGCTCACTTCGACGGACAACACGACGGTATGATTGCCGCGAACAACAAATATGAGTTCTACGGCTGGGAGCATCTTCACGACATTCTGTTGCGTCTGCGTAGTATCAACAAAGCATTCGTGCGCCAGCTGAAGCATCATTGCTACAATGAGCCGTCAGAGACATTCAGATTCGATGAAAGAACCGTCAGAAACAACTAACAGACGATGAAAAAGAAGACGCGCTGCTATGTAGTGTTCTTGAAGAACAACGGACGGACAGAGGTGTTCCGCTCCGTGTCTGCGATGTTCAAAGAGATATGCCGACGCGACATTGGCATATCGAAACAGACATTCTATAATTATAATATAAGGCAACGCAAAATCTATGAGAATAAGGTCGTCAGAATCGAGTTGAAAGAGCTGTAATGAGCTGTGCCGCACCGAGAAATGAAAAAAATTTTCGCTCGTTTCACCGTTGAGACACAGCCCATTGCCTTGTTTTATCATAAAACAATGAAACTTTTTTGTTTCTATTTCGGGAAAAGTTCTTATCTTTGCAATCGAAAAAACAACAAAATTAGATTCAAGATGAACACAGAGAAAATGAAGCAAGAAGTCGCACAGATAGATGCGCAAATCGAGTTACTGAAGCCTATTATCGAGGAAGTCAGAAAACAAGAACAGGCTATCGTCGCACACCGCGTTGCTCTGGGCGTGAAGTTGTCGGAGCTGAAATCTCGCGCTGATTCACTCCGTGACTATATCAAAGAATGTGAGAGCGAATGAAAACGATAGAATCTATAAAACGAATCAGAACAGCGCGACGACTGACACAACAGGAAGTCGCAGATGCTGTCGGGATAGCGCGTCAAGCGTATGTCCGCATCGAGAGCGGAAAGCATTCGACTTCTATCGACATGATTGAGCGCATTGCTGACGCGCTCAACTGCAAAATACAGATTATCGACAAACAAAATACAGAAAGACAATGTTAGGTGCTATTATCGGAGACATAGCTGGCTCTCGCTTCGAGTTCAACAATCACCGCTCGACAGACTTCGAGCTGTTCGGAGCTGGGTGTTCATATACAGACGACACAATTATGACCGTCGCTGTCGCTGAAGCTATTATGAGCGGCGCACCGTTCAAAGATGCTCTGCAAGGATATGGACAGCTGTTTCCGTCGCCAATGGGCGGCTATGGTGGTCGCTTCTCTCAATGGCTTCACTCATTGAATCCACAACCTTACGATTCATTCGGGAACGGAGCTGCAATGCGAGTGTCACCGTGCGCTTTCTTCTATCGGAATGACCGCGAAAAAGCTCTTTCTGCGGCTGCATCGTCTGCGATGTGTTCGCATAATCATCCCGAAGGTATCAAGGGAGCAATGGCCGTTGTCGATACTATTCTTATGGCTTTCGACAGGATTCCAAAGCGTGAAATCAGGGAGCGCGTTTCGTTACTATACGGCTATGATTTGAACTTCAGCTGCGACGACATTCGCGACATGAACACATTCAACGAGACATGTCAAGTGACCGTCCCGCAAGCGATTGTCGCTTTCCTCGACAGCCGGAACTTCACGAATGCTATTAAGCTGGCCGTGTCAATCGGTGGAGATAGCGACACAATAGCTGCAATAACAGGTGGAATCGCTGAAGCGTACTATGGAATCAGCGAAAAGATGCGCAAAGAAGCTCTGTTGCATCTTCCGAGGTCGCTCCGCGATGTAGTAGAATCAATGTATAATATAACGTGATATGAAACGAGAAGAACTTATCAAGCAATGTCGATATTACAAGGGCGACAGAATCAATCCGTTCAGCTCTGACAGAAACAAAAACACGCTGTGGTTTTATGAGCGAGCCTGGCTGAATGAAATGCTATCGAGATTCGATTTCAGCGACATGATTAACGACATGTCGCGTGTCGGACTTGGTGAATTTGCAGCTTCGTTTGATATACCTGTCACGCTCGTTGCATTGTTGTTCAACAGATACGCGAAAGATAGTAATTCGATGGCTGAAGCCGCACAATCATTCAGAGAGTTTCTGCCAAAATACTATCCAGCTATTTGAGCTGACCAATCATCTGCAAGAAAATTCTCTTTCCGTCCACCTTCAGCACCTTAAATCTGCAACCGCGCTGCCCTATCCATTCAAATTCATGTCCGATGTCCTCTTTCGCTTTTCCATCCCACAGATGCGATGAATAGTTGTATTTGCAGCTGTCTGTAAAGTGTGAGAATGGCTCTGCAAATGCTCCACGCGCACCTTTCGGAACAACAATAATCAAATCGTAAGACTTGAAGAATCCCTTTTCCCTATGTGCCGCAGTTGATAGGAACGCTCCGTCTGTGAACTCGTCACCGACTTGTACCATCGACAGGTCTTTCTTTAGCTCTGGAATATAGTAGCTGTCAGTACCACGTCGCACGACCATGTCTTTCTTCGTTTTGAATTTATTGAGTGCCTGTGTCAACAGCGGCATGTCATTTTCATATTCTGATAGTGGAGTACCGCCCGAATATGTCAATCCGCGCAAACGCTCATTCAGATAGCAATATGTCTGTGTGTACTTCGTCAGCACAGTTCTTTCTTCGTCAGAGAGTGTCGCCCAAATAGATTCAGCCCATGGACGCAACTCTGAATCCACACCGTCAACGGTGCTGTTCTTGAACTCATGCAAAAGCGCGTCAATCTCTTTCTGCGATTTCTCTGTGAAAGTGATTGCACCTTTCTTTGCGTCACGTCTCGCGTGTTCCTGGATTCGCTTCTTATATTCAGCGAAAGCCATGTCAGCTTTCATCTTCACAACAGCGATGTCTTCACCGTTAGCGATAGCATTTTGAGCTTCCTGCCACAATGCAGCTGTCTTTGTCGCTTTCGCATGGCCAGCGAGCCACGTTTCTATCGACTTCAGCTGATTCTCAATGTCTGCGACTGCTATCTTATAGTTCACAGCGTCGAGCTTCTTCATAAACGCTGTTTGCGACACTTTCCACGTCGGATATTTCGTGTGTGGCTTCAGATAATTCGGGTCTTCGACATATTGAATTTCTTTCGCCAGCTGCTTTGCCTGTGCATCATACGCCCAAGAATCTATCTTGTCGAACACCTTCTTGATTCCGTCGTATGCTCCCTGTAGTTCTGCAAGCGTGAATTGCTTATGCCAATCGTGAACGTCGGGAATGAGGTCTGCGAGTGCTTTTTCCGCTGTCTGTTGCGCTTTAATCTGTGCGATGATGTTCAGCGTCGCTTGCTTCAGCTCCGCGATTTCTGACGGACGATAGAACGACTTTGAATTGACAACATCGAGAACGGCTTGCAACTCCGCGCTGTCGATGTCTTTGAACTGCGATGCGATATTGATTGCATTGCTGGCGCGTTTCTGCGTCGTCTCTGCGTTTCTGATTGCTTTCTGACGCTCTGCGGCACGTTGTCTGATGTCGTCGATTTCCTGTTGTGTGCGAGCTGCATGACGCTTGCGAGCCATTTCGACAATGCTCTGTGCTTCGCTCATTGACAACAGCGGATTGTATTGTTCGACTTCTGGCTTCACTCCCTGCATGATGTCGCCAGCTGTGAAATTGTCTCTGATAAAATAAGGAGTGCTTTTGATGCTCATTTCACCAGCTGCGACTTTCGCCGCCGTTTCCTCTGCCCATTGCGTGAAGTTGTCCGGCATCTTAACGACAGCATTCTTCGCTTGTTGATGTTGTGCAGTACCGCCACGGAGAGCTGCTTTCAAATCCGACAGCTCGTTGCTGTTGAACGTCTCTCTGTCTGCTATGATGGGCGTGACGTAGCATCTGCATTGCGGATGCCAGCCGATGAATCTGAAGTTCTTCGGGTAGCGTCCTGTCAGACGGTCGCAGAGCTTGCACTTGAACTGCGGTTCGTGGTTGCTTCGATGAATCTCGAATCCGACAACAAAGTCCAGCTGTTGCCAACGCTGCCAATCGCTCTCACGATATGCCATGTTGATTTCAGAGCGCGTCAAGCGCATGGCGTTCTTATAGCTGGAGCGATAAACGCCCTGTCCTGGGTGATAGTCCGACGGAGCTTCGTCAATCCAGCGCACACCGTCGGCAGTCTTCACCATGCGTTTCCACTTGCGACCGTATATCGTCTGACCGCTCTCGTCAGTACCGACTTTGACGCGGAAACGACGGAAATACATGTCGGGGTCGCGTAGATACTGACGCACCTCGCGAGACAGAACGTCCGCTGACGTGCCTTTGCCAAGTCCGAGGTCGATTCCGTCTTCAAGATTCTCTTTGTATTGAGCGACATATTTCCAAACGCGCTGTGATAGGTCGAGACCTCCGACCTTACGTTCTTGGAATGCCTGTAGAGCGTCGAGCCGTCTGTCTTGGAACTGACGCAGATGTTCTTTCGACAGCTTCGACGTGTCCATGATGGATTGCAGCCAAGCATCGTTTTTCTTGCACGACGACAGCCATTCTTCACGGCTTCCGCGCTCAATCATTCCGACGACGCGCGTCGCGAGCTGGAGCGTTATCTTTTCCATTTCCGCTTTCGCTTGCGGATAGTCATTCCATGAAAAAGGCTTGTTGGGGTCGAATGTTCCGAACTGTTTCATGCGCATGATGTCGCGCGTCGCGCTGTCAAAAAGAGCTTGCACGGCTCGCGCGTATGCTTCCGTCTTTGCGTAGTGTTTCAAGTCAAACGACTGAACGCTGAATTTCGATGCTGCCACGTCTTTTTTTGTTTTTGCTGTCAGTTGTCCATGCGAGCCGAGAAAACGCACCACGGAGCGAATTTTGCAGCGTGGCGCGTCTCTCTGTCGCGATTGTTATGCGTCAAGTGTCGGCTCACCGAATGCGAATGTGTTCCGCGCGTTGGTTTCCGACGTAATCTTATCAAGTGTCTTTTTGGGGTCGCTCGACAATCCGACTTTCTCGATGCTCTCTTCCTGGCTCACAACAGGCTGGTTGCCGTTGGCAGTCATCCAATATTCGAGGTCAGCGCGGTCGTCGTTAATCATGTACGGAATAATCTCCGGCTCGATTTCGATGTTTTCACATGCTTTCTCCAGCTTGGGATTGAACTTCGCTATGTAGGCGAGAATGATGTTCACGCGACGCTGGAGATATTCATCAAAGATTTCGCGCTTGTCCTGCACCTTCAAATGAGCGTCCATGAACAACAGCTTCAGAGCAACGCCGGACAGATTCAGACCTTTCACGCTGTCAAAGCTGATGTCGGGTGTCTGCGTCAGCGTATAGATGAGCTTCAGCAACGTCTCGATTTCCAGCTTGACGCTTTCGGGAGCGTTCTGCCACGACACATATTCCATCGTTGCACCTTCTTCGCCCTCAATGACCGTGCCGCTGTCGCCTTTCTTGCCGAAAGACTTGATTTCACCTGTCGTGAATATCTTGGGAGCTGCGTGATAGTCGTTTGTGTCGGCGAAGTTCGACAACAGCGTTTCGAGACGGTCAACGAGCTTGTCAATGACTTTCGTCTCGAACTCGTCTTGATAGCCGTAAACAATCGGAATCTTCGGGATTGCATTGCTTTTCGGATAGCCCTCGACCAGCTCGAAGCCGTTATCTCCGTGAATCCACAGATAATGTTCCGTGGCTGTGTAGGTCTCGAAATAACTCTTTTCCGTCATGTCCGACGATTCCGTGCGACGGCTGAACTCACGGCTGAAAGCTACCATGTCACCTGTTTCGTCGAAGAACGGATAGAGCTTGTCGCCTTTCGACGGTGAGAAGATAGCGCACTTCAGCTTGTTCTTTGTCGGGAATCCGTAGCGGTTATGCGACGTCTCGCTCTCGTCAACATACCAATATTCGGCGACTTCCTTATAGCCGAACACGCTGCGACCGATTTTGCGATTGAGCGACGACGATTTCACGTCGTACAAGATGCGATTCAGAGCCGTCATAACAGCTTTCTCGCTGTCGTCAGCTGGAGTGCAGTTGTAGCGCGGTGGATTGCCGAAAGTAAACGACACGGCTCGCTTGATGATGAGCTGCTGGATTGCGACTGCGACGCGATTGACTTTCTCAATGCGCGTCTTCTTCTTGTCCTTTTTTTCTCCGTTGACGTTGATAGTGTTGTCGTCAAGCCCTGCGTTTGCTTCGTCACCGTCGCCGGAATCGACCAAAACGAGCTTGTCTTTGCGGATAGTCTCGTCATTGACTGCGTGATTCTCGATGAAAAGAGACTTTTCCGCTTCCTTTACGTCGGGCATTGGAATGTAGCGATGCTTGCGCAGCTCGTCAATGACTTGCTGTGTCTCGCCGTTTTTCTCTGTGATGAGTTTTTGAACTGTGAATTTTGCCATGTTATTGAAATTTTATTGTGAATATCCGAATATCCCAGCGACATCTACCTTGCTGTTCTTGTTTCGTCTCTCGATAGTGCCTGTCAGAGCGTCGGGAGCGTCGTCATGCTCGTTGCTTCCGGCTTTCAGATAGCCTGTGATTGCTTTGTAGAACTCTGGGAATAGACGTTCCCAACCTTCGGGCATATAGGTCAGGTTCTGAACTTCCGCGCTGTGACTGAAGATGCGCACCAGCTTGTTATCTTGCTGATGAAACCACTTGAATTTAGTCTTTGCGTTGCCCATCATGCGGCATTGCTTCTCGACATTGCGAGCGAATCCACGACCGCCGTTGTTGCTCTCGACAACACATTCTTCAATGCCGTGCTTCGACAGCATTTCTGCGAGCTTCGGCTCTGTGTATTCCATAGCTCGCTGTGTATATAGCACGTCGATAATGAAGTTGCCGATTTCAGTCTCATAGTAGAGAATGGCGCACAGATAGTCGCTTCCTGTGTCTGCCGTATCGACGTAGGCTTTGAGCTTTCTGCGTAGCGTAGCCGGAAGAACAGCGTATGTGCGAAATGCGCTGTACATTAAGCCCTCGACAGGTTGCGGATTTTGTTGATAGAGCGAGCCGAACACTTGCGGATTGCGCTCTCTGATTTCTTTGAGCTTGTGGAGCGAGTGACGTTCCGGCCACAGAGCTTCACCTTCCTCGCGAGGGTCGTAGTCCGTCGGCGTTCCCTCTTTGATGGCTGGGAACGTACAGACAACCCATCCGTCGGGATTCGTCAGCTCGTTGTATTCGCCTTGCTGACGGAGAAGCGTTCCGGCAAGGTCGTCTTCGTGCCAGCGAGTGAACACGATAAGCTGTTGGCTGTCGTTATGCAGTCGCGTTTCTGCGACGGTATCATACCAATCGCGGATTGCTTCACGGAAAACAGGCGACCATGCTGTCTTTGCGTCTTTATAGATGTCGTCCATAATAAGCACGTCAACAGGGTCGCCTGTCAACGCTCCACCAACGCCCACGGTCTTGAAGCCGCCGCGATGTCCTACAACTTCGCATTCGTCGGCATTGCGCAACCAGGAGCCAGCGACGGTGGCGATGTTCTTCGAGTTCAACTTTGTGTCGGGGAAGATTCGCTTGTATTCCGCATTGTCGATAATGCGCTGAATCTCTCTGTTGAACTTGCGAGCTTTCGGAGCGTTGTAGCTGACAATAGCTTCTTTGATGTCGGGATTCCGACCTAACATGAACGCTGGCAGTCGTCGCGTACTGCCCTCTGATTTGCCGTGCTGTGGCGGCATGAACACCATGAGCTTTTTGATTTCACCGTGAGCGAAATCAGTCAGAATGCCATAGTATTGATGATGAAACGGAGCGGGCTTGAACGTCGGCATAGTGGCATAGGTGAACGAAAGAAGCTGTTCTCGGCTATCTCGCCGCAACAGCTCTTCACGCAGCTCTATTTCCTGTATTATGTCCGCTCGCGCCATTTACTTGAATCCTATCGGTGTTATGTGTTCCGTTTTGCGTCTGATTTCATCCAGCTTGGCTTGCAGTTCTTCGTCCGACATTTCCGACTTGATGTCCTTGCCGTTGGTCGTCACGTCGTTATGCTCTGCGATGTTGTTCAGTCGAGCTGTCAGATTTGAATTGTAGAGACCGACCATTGCGCCCTCGACCTGTTGCGATGATATGATGTTCTCGATGCGCTCGCACATTTCGGGAAAGCCTTTCTTATTCTTGTAGTTGTCTTTGAACGTGTGCCACTTCGGTATGCAAGCGAAAGCGCACAATCCATAGAGCGTGTAGGGTCGTGGACAGACTTCATCCATCTTCCCGACTTTCCGTTCAGCTCCGTTCTTCTCGCTGTTCTTGCTTGACGATGATGTCTTCTTTCCGACAGCTATCGGATTGTTGTCGCATTCCTCGAAATACTGCAAAGCGACCTCCCAAAGTTCATCCGGCTTCTTGAATCTTGGAGGTCTCCCTGCTTTGCTGAATCGTGTAAATGTCTCATTCATCGTTGCTGTGTCCTTTCTTGTATGATTCCCTGTCGGGCTTCACCCATCCGGCTTCTTTCGGATATGGCTTGCGCAACGGCTCGACCTTGCGCTTCATCTGCTTGTCGAATGGATAGAGATATTTGCGCTTGCCTTTCGTGATATATTTCGTCGCGTTGGGGTCGTAATACTTCCTGATGAACTGCTCGCGAGTTAGTCCATTCAGCCCCCCCCTCTGCTTTACCCAGCCGCTGATGATGCGTCCGTGTCTGCGTTTGCCGTTGACAATCCAGCTCGAATCCTGTTGATTCTCCATCGACGTGCCGACATATATCCAGTTCGTGGCTTGATAGATAGTTCCGAGGTGATTTTGGTCGCAATCAGCATAGCTGACGACCATACGACAGAGCGGACAATCCTTTCGGAGCTGTTTCAGACACATGGCGACAGCTTGCGACGTGCTTTCCTGTTTTCCGTTCAGAGCGACGCGGACAAGTTCAAGAATCTGCCCCTGCAGCAATCCGTATTCGCTCCCGATTCTGTCGTTAGCACCGCGAGCGAACAGAATCACTCCGCACCATTCGTCGCTGTCGTTATAGACGTTGTATGCCACCGTGTTGACAGGAACGGCTTTCGCGTAGTGATAATGCAGACACGCATATCTGATAGCTTCGTTTGTCGCTGGTGTCAGTCTCATAGCTCCCCTCCGCTGACAGATATTGTGCAGCCGTATTGCTGCGACAGCTCGTCTGTGTACATCTTGATGAACGATTGCAGCTTGTCGTCGGACGGGAACGTCAGCTTGGCGACAAAAGCATTGTTTTTGCGCTGGCCGTCGGGATTCTCCGGCGGCTCATCGCCGTCGCCGTTGTCGGGAATGTTCAAGTCAACGCCCCAATTGTGAGGGTCGAAGTCCAGCTCATCCGACATTTCTGCGAGCATCTTCTCATCCCATGCCAAGTTAGCTTTTCCGACAGCGTTGTCAGCGAGAGCCATTTCACGGCCTTGCTGTGTGTCGAGGTCGATGTCCGTGCGCTTGACTGCGACGAGCTTCGTGCCGTCCGTCTCGACGATAATCACGTCATTGATGTCAATAGCTCCAGCTGTCTCTGAAGCCTTGTTGCCGCCTATCAGTCTGTTGTTCTTATCCAACAGGACAGAACGTCCGGCTCCGAACTTCCTCATGCTGTCTTCGAGTAGTTTTTGGCCGTACTCTGTGCCTTTGTTGAAGTTCTTGTCGTCGGGAATCAAGTCGCTGATTTTCGCTTCATAGACTTGAATTTCATTGTCGTTTGATGTCTTCTTTTTTGCCATGTCTCTAATTTTAATCAATTTGCAAAGATAGTGTTTTATTATAAAACACGCATGAATAAGATATTAACACGGATTTTCAGCGCGCCATAATCGGGAAATTGCCGCCGAGCGGAAAGTTCGCATAGCACCAGGCAATGAGACAAGCGTCGCGCATTTCTTGATTCGTGCGACCGAATATTCCGCACATCTGTTGCAGCTCTTCAGCTGTGATTTTGCCGTCCTTTCCTCGCCACATCTTTTTGAGTGGGTGCATTTCGATAGCTGTGATGCTGTGATGCTTGCACATCTGAAGAATGAGCTTCCCGACTTCGTGATTCTCTCCGACCTTGCGAGATATAGCGTCGCCAGCTCTGCCGTAGTGAGCATGATAGTTCGCTTTCTGCACCAGCCATGATGCTTCGACGACGACTATCAGAGAGAGATTCTTCTCTTTCGCTTCGTCGCGTTTCGCGATTAAGAGGTCAATCAGATTCGGGAAGTCGTATGCTGATGTTTCCATGCAGCGCGACGCTGTGTTGAGCAATGCAACGCCGCTTTTATCAACGTCGGGGTCGATGCCAATGATAATGTCGTGAATCATAGTTCGTCAGTGTTTAAGATGTTCTGTCTGTCTATCTGTTCCGCAATCTGTTCGCTCCAGCGTTTATATTTCGCGTTGTGTGAAAGCTCGATGTCATGCTGACGCAGTATGTATATGACCGACGAATGGTCGCGGTTGATGGCCGTTCCGATTCTTTGCAATGAATATTTGCATTGACGCAGTACCACGGCCGTCAGCATCCGCGCAAAGAACAGCTTTTGACTGCGGGATTTCGACGTTATCTGTTCTTCGCTGGTGTTCAGCGTGTCGGCGACTATCTTCTTGACCTCGCTGACAAGCGCGTTGCGTCGCTCGCTCTCATAGAGAATTATCATTCCGAGCTGTTGAGCGTTGTGATGCTCCAGCCGTGCGCCTTTCGACAACTCCCAGCCGTCGAGCATGAAGATAGCGTCGCACGTCATTAACTCTTTGAGGTCGTTCCGCATGTATTGCTCCCATGTGTCGAACTGACCTTGCGTTGACATTGGATTGAAGACTGCATCGAAGCCGATTGACAGCAAGAATTGCTCCGCTTCGTCGAACACGCTCCGGCAGAGGTTCTGATTGAGACCGCTAATGCGTCCACTTACATAGATTTTCATGTCTGTATGTGCTTGATTTTTTTGTGTTTCTATAGTGAGCGTCTTAAATCGACACTTCGATGGGTCGCCGCATCGTCTCGACGCTCACCGTTAATTATCATTATTCGCTGATTGCCATGTGTTTGCGAACATGCTCTATCCAGCTCCGCTCTTCGTAGCCTATGGCATTGAGTACACGCATAATCTGTTTGTCGGAGAGCGATTCTGTGTCAATCCGAGTGATTAGCTGTGTGACTTGTGTCAAAATGCCGATGATTTTGCCGCTGACATGAACGTCGGATTCGAGACTTGAAATCATATCTTCAAGATTGTAGATAACTGTCAAGACCTCATCTTTCGTCAGCTTGACAGGATTATAGAACTTCTTCATGTCAACCTTCAGACAATGATTATAGACCTTGTCGGAGCGGATATATTCAACATCTTTGTCAAATATTTTGTCTCTGCACCAAGTAATCTCACGCTCATTGATTGGATTGTCTTTCTGACATTGTGCGCACTCATTTTTGTCTGTCAGAGAGCAATCGCCGCAGACTTGCAGATAGATTTTTTCGGGAATGTCGTTAGTTTTCATTGCTTGAGATGTTTACTTTGACGATTTCATTTATTTCTTGTTCGCACTTCTCATATAATTCTTGAATTTGTTGCTGACTTAATTTGCGATATGTACAAATATCCTCACAGAGTGGTCTGATTTCCTTTTTCTCCTTATCGACGATAAATCGAACACTGCCACAGCGTTTGCACCTCTCCGATAGTTTTCTTGTTATAATCCCAGCTTTCGTTTGATAGCACCTCATTTTCTGAATGATAATGCGCGTCATTGGGCTTGGTTGACATATTCCTGTCAATGTTATAGGCTCATTGACGAAATTCCGTATTGGCAAACCGAGTTCTCTATCAATGTGCGATATAGATTCCACTCCATCGAGTTTTTGCCATTCGTTGCTGTCTTTTCGTTTGAAAAATAAATCAGTCATTGCTCACCTCCATTCTTCTGACTATCAACCCACGCTTCCACATATAAACTATTCCAATTCTCAATTTGTCCATCTGCGCTAATGTGCATGATGATATAGTCACCATACCCATTTTCTTCGGGGCAGAGAAATCGAGGACAATAATAGTTGCCGTCATTGTCGCACACTTTCACACCTCCAACGAAATAATCAATCTCGCATTGGTCGCAGACCTTATAGTGAACATCTGCCTCAATTCCCTTTTCCCAATTCAGAATTATTCCATCTTCTGCGTCAATGTCGATACACCAAAGCCAAGAATCAGCTTTGTCGATTGCTTCTGTAGCTTGAACACATGGGATGCGTGGTTTAACTCCTTGTTTTTGTTCATCGTAACTTATATCGTCAATACCATTGACCGTGCCGTCCTCATAGTAAAGGACACCTGCGTTGATTTTCAACAACTTATTGCTCATGCGAATCTCCTTTCAGTTGTTCTTTATTTTCTTTCTCCATAAGATTTTGTATCTCCCATAATTTGCGGGAATCAATTCCCATAGAGACGAGTACAAACGCTGACGCTAAAATGCCCAGCATAATCATAAATGCGATTATTAGCAATACTACTTTCATTTCATATCTCCTTTCCATAGTTCTGGATTGTCGTGTACGTTGCCAACGACCTCAAATTCATATCTTGAAAACATTTCGGTCATTGGAGCT